AACTCCAACCATTTATTAATATTTTTCATATAACCGCTGAGCTGGGGTAGGGTAAGTTGCCAAACATCTTCCTTGGTCATATTGCAATGTTTCGCCATATCAAAAAATATTTTAGACCAATCAATCAGTGTAGCGTGTTCGCCGGTAGGCTCACCGTCGTGTTCTGTGATTACTTTTTTAATCCATTAAGACCTATCATAATTTCTAATATTACTTTAGCTGAATTTAAATCAATAATACTTTCCATATACTCCTTGGTCATATCAGGATATTTTGTAAAGGCCAACATCAATATATCATATAAATCTTCTTCGGCCGTTTTGTTCGTTTCAGGATTTTCAAAATAATTCAATATAATAGCATCTACGCTAATATTGCCCAGTTTTTTCATCAATGTCCGTGCATCTCTCAATGTCAACGGTAATATCGTATATACTTTGCCATCACGCAACCTTATAACTTCGCCATCTTCAAAAAAATCCCGTTCAATTTGTTGTGCTTCCTGCGGTGTTAAATCTTTCTCGTCCACCATAAACAAACCTCCTGCTTAATAAAATGTGGCGAGGTTGCCCTCGCCTTTGTTATAGTGCATAACGTTTGACAGAACCCAACTTGCCATCAGGTCTCTCAGGGTCAAGTACTTCTAGTGTCACTTCGTGAGTAGCAGCCGTTCTGTGCTGCATGTCCATAGTAAATGTACCATGGGCTATTGCGCTGAATATTTCAATTTGTATACCTTGCTTAGTACCATCACGTTGTTCAAATACGCCATTGTGAACTACAGATACAGGGAAGGGAACAGAATCGCCTATTAAAGGCAACTGCGCTACTTCTATGTTCTTCTGATAAGTTACATACACAGCTCTGTCTGCATACGTTGCGTCAAGAACTATTTTTACTTTAGTACCAGTTTTGTCAACAGTATAATCAGTACTGTCTAACGGAGTACTTTCTTCGCCGACACGAACATATAGAGGGCCAGATTCGTTGAACGATGTAGAGTCACAATCCAACGTTACTGTTGCACCACTAGCATCACCGACGGCAAAATGCCCCTCGCTTAATATCCATATATTATCCATACCTTCCGATACATCGCCGCCTACAAGACTTGACAACATATTAAGGTCAAATTTAACCTCGGTAGGCGCCAGCGTTATAGATTTGCTCTGTATAAGATAATCCAGTGGCATCAGGCTGTCTCCGCCGTTTATATCCGTTTTTTCGACATTAAATTCCACACGTAAATTCTGCATGGAACCGCATTCCAAATAAGGGCCAGTAGGCTGCCCGTTTACTAATTTGCGGGTCATAAACTTGCCTACGCCTTTTATAACCATTTTTTTAGCCATTATTTATCTATTCCTTTCAATGAAAAGATTTTCAAGCCGTTCACTTATATGGCCGCCAACGGTGAGCGGACAATATTTACAAATCTAACCCATTCATTGAATTAGATTCAATAGTAGTAGAAATATCAATGTGTATTGAATAACAATACACATCATCTATATCAACGGGCACTTCATACCCATTTGTAAACTCACCGCGTAAAGTTACGGCGTCAGGCACATCCAAAAATTTACCTTCAAAACCGTCAACAAGACATTGGGCTATGTTTAAAGCCTGCACAACATCATTATGTGTATATATGTCAAATACAAATTGTGCCACATAGACTAAATGATTAGGTTCACGGCGCCCAGGTATTTGGTAATATGTTATCAAGGGTAAATTTTTAATAATATTTGAAGGTTGTTGTCGTTTTTGTATATGCAACGATAAATCTTTATTATTTGCACCTGTTAATCCCATAAATGCAAGCAGACGTTGGTCGGCCGCCAATCTATCATAAATAGCATTGTAAAAATTAATAATCAATTTTAATATCCTCTATAACTATATATTTAGTAATGGGCACAAGTTTTATAGCTGTTAACAGATATTGTCTTAGTCTGGTTGTATTAGCCGTTACTGCATTGCGCATAAAATGCGAAGGCGGTAACTCATAGTGTGGCAATGGTACGCCTGCACGCCTACCCTTACTTCTTTGAGTGAAATTGTCCAACACCCTGTATACGCCAGCAGGACGTCCAACTATCTCTCTTCCGGTTCGCAATGGGTTTGGGTCTTGCACATGTATGCCAACATCTTCCGCTAATGTACCAGTGCCATATTCATAAAACGGCGCTATATAAGAATTTTCCGTACCTCCTGCCGTTAAAGTACCAGAAATTACGTTAGTACGCACCACATCCACGATTTTATTTAGCGAAGCTGCAAGATAAAAATTTTTGCGATGTCTTGGCTTTAAGGCATGATTAATGTTAGCCCGCGCCGCATCATATATATCATTAACAGCATAATTAACAGCATCCAATAATTGGTATTGCAAATCGTTGATATAATTATTTAAATAAAATTTAACCATCAATATCGGCCCCTATCTGCACAACCAACAACCCGTCAAAGCTTAAGCTGTCAATAGCAACCACTTTATAATTGCGTCCATTAATAGTAAAACGGTCTTTATAATCAAGAGGAATTACTGGAATAAATAATTTATACAAAGCATTGGGCATGACACCTGGATCATATTGTTTAAGCCTATCGGCCACCACCAGAGCATAACCTTCAACGTCCAACGGAGTCCGTTCAACAGGAGTACGATTACCATGGTAATCTACCGATACATCATATCCAGTCACTGTAGCGCGCATATTGCAAATAAAAAGCAAAGATGTATAGGCCACAATCCGATCGTTATACACCATAGGATACACACTAACATCAATAAACTTTTCACCGGTTAAAGTATTAGTAACAATTGCGCCATTCTTTATGCCGCTGTCCAATAAAAACACACCACGACGCTGATGTTCAACAGAAATGGCGTCAGTGCTGCTCCGTGAAATCCTGCCTATAACAGCGAACGTAGGGTGGCCATTGTCAATCGTTACTTGTACGCCTTCGGACATGATAATCTCAGTGTTATCATTCCCAAACATATCCGGTTTTCCCTATCTGCAATATATCATAAGTTTCTGCCGTTGCATTACCACTAACGATAAAATCAATAGCATTATTGACTTCATCCAAAAACGCAGCGGCTTGTTTAGCCCAATCGACACGGTCAGTACGCCAACGTGTGTCTAATGTTTGAACTTCAATACGACGTCTCACAGCCATAGTGGGGCACAACAGATAACATATATAACTTATAACAGCAGAACGTAAAAACAACTGTTCTACAGCATCAAGGGCATCATAATTAGGCACGCGTCTTATGACATAACGCTCGGCTACGTCTAAAATCATTGGATCATCAATTGCGCTGTTAGGCAGCGTAAACTCGTCGGCGCCCAATTTGACCCTTACAGAATCATAATAGTTATCAGTTAAAATTAAACCCAATTATGATGCCCCACTTTCTACTGAAAATTAATTTTTACCTTCGGTCTGCTACCGCTAATTAAATAAACGCGTTGCGCCTTAAATGTTTTAGATTGTTTTTCCGGCAATATGAAATGTTGATGTAGCGGAATCACTACCTTGTTGTCGCAGTAAACATCGCCCACGCCCATATTTTCAACAATAATTGCAGATGCACCAGGCGGTGCATCCACAACCTCAACCTTATTGATTTCCAACTTCATTACTTGCTCTTTGAACTTTATATTTGAAATGTTATTGATAATTTTGTCATTATTTTGGGCTTTAACATTTTCAATCGGCTGCGCGTCATTGACCACTTCGGGTTTATCCGCCGATTCAACCTTTTTTCTAGCCATTTATAATACCCAACAAAAATCAAGCAATAGCACTTGCAAATATGAAGCTGGCATTCTTAGCAAGTATCTTCTGGTCGTAATAACGCTGAACTTCTATTATGTTGGCATGTGCGCGATCTTCTCTATAACGACGCACCTGTACACTTCCGCCATCTTCGGCATCCCACATAAAGGTTGCAGCGGTTGTCATTGATTTGCGACCAAGATTAGCAGGATTGACATAACATAGTATAGCGTTGTTGCCCCATATATAGCCCAATGCAGGATTTTGTGCAGGATTAGGTGCAGTATCTTTAAGCGCAGAACCTATCAACAGGTTGTCAACACCAAAAAGCATACGCAATTGCTCAGCCGACATCATATTAAGAGCGGTTACGGGCAACTTAGCCAACAATTTGGGATGCATACGCAACACATCAAACACAGGTTTAGACAATACCAAGGTATTCGGTGTTATACCGGACTTTTTGTGAACGGCGCTTTTAGCGTTTTCTATATTAATCAGCGGGTCAGAGTCAGTATAATTATCCCATTTATATGTGCCGCTGGAACCGAGAGCCACAGACAGGGAACTGTCTATAAGCGAAGTGTCAGCTAATTTGTTAGCAGCATCCACCTCTTTATTTAACAATATACCATTGGTTATAAGCTCAGTATAACTGGTTTCCAACTCATTAATCAACGCGTCGTCAGCATTCGCATATTCTTCGTCAGGTATAAATGCAGAGAGGGCATGGCCTTCGCAATAGTACGTGTCATCGCTCAGCGTAAACTGTATCTCATTGGCTATAGTTCCGGGAGAACGCGCGTCGTCGTTCTGCCTGAACATTTCATAACCCCATACATAATATTTATCACTACGTTTGCTTACAGATATTGGCTTAAATATAGTATCTGCTATAAAAGCCTCGTTCTTATATGCTAAAGATATATTGCTAAGATGTTGATCAACGTGTACTTTATCTACAGTAGGCATCTAAAATTTCTCCTTTTCTTCTTATATCGTTATTTGCATTGGTGCTATACGGACAACTATATAATCTCCGGAAACACCACCATTTTCAGCGAAACCTATTATGTTAGCTTTTGCACCAGCAGTCAAAGATGTAGCAGCCAACACAGAACCGCCTGCCTTAACTATTAAAGCATCGCCAACCGCTATGTCGCCACCTGCAACAGCAGTCCCATAACCGTTTATCTTAACAGCTACAGATTTGCCAACATTGGCCTGCTCATCATTATCCACTATGCCAAGAGGCATATCGTTGTCATTCGCCGGCAATTTGCAATATCCGGCCTTGGATACGTCTTGAACAACAACTGCATATTGGCTTATTGGATCTGATACCTTATAAGCCCTTTGTAAATCAGTTAAAACACCAGCCATTATTAATTCTCCTTTTTAGATATATTAGTTATAATTTGCCTTGCGGCTTCTTTGTAAGATATACCTTTGTTATTGGCCAATTTAGTGGCCTCTGCGGCTATATAAGCGCGTTTTTCTTCTTCGCTCATGGTGCCGTAATCTAATTCCACATTGTGTATATCACGTTGCTTAGTGAACTGCACAACGTTGCCAAAGCGGTTTTGGAATTCTTGCTTGTAAGCATCTTTCTGCGCTTTTATCGCATCAACCGACATGTTGGACAAAAATGTTTTAAATGCATCGGCGTCAAAGGCGTTGCCCATAAGCCTAACGGCATACTTTACTGCGTCATTGACCAAATCGTCTTTGTATTGCTCAGCTATAACCTTATAAGAATTTAACTCTGCATTTTGGGCCTTTAGTTGTTCAACCTCAGCTTGCAGT